ATATGATCCTCGTATGGAACGACCTTTTCCAAAGGGACTTCTTTTGTCTTAAAATCTGCAACTACGGGGACTATGCCCTTAACTTTATCGCCTTTAGCGTGTAAGTCCACTTTGCCAGCAAATCCTAGCTCATGGCTACCAGACTTTTCAGTAACCCATAAACGACTGCCAAATTGGGCTTTTAAGGCGTTTTCTGCGTTACGGCAATAGTCAGGTATTTCTGGTAATAAAATTTGGCTAAAAAAGGCTTCTAGCACCCCGTGTATCTGCGTTCCACGATCGGCTGCATCTCTACCTTGAGCCTTAGAGTCGTTGAGAACTCGGTCTAAGTAATCTTCCTCAGACTCGCCCTCATTGCGTGGTAGCGTTAGGGCTGCAAGGATAGCCTGCTGCTGAAGCCAGTTCTGCAGTCCTGGCTTTGCCGCCACACCGAGAATGGTAGTAACGCTCGGTAAAAGGCCCAGCTTCTTTGCATCTCGCAAAGTGGTGTTTCGCATCCCTTTGCCATCGGATCGCTCAATGGTATAAGCTGGCTCTCCGTCTTTGGTGTACCAATGACCTGACTCACTCTTTTGTTCCTGCATTTTTCCTTCTCCCCCGTTTTGGTTTTACTTCATCCGTGTTTATATCATATACAACTTCAGTCAATACCTCAGCTTGATGAGCTGGTACTACTACGGCTTCATATTCTGTCGGCATTTCTTGACCGCACCAATCTTGTGGCAACTTATTAACCACGATAGGATTGAGCTTACAAGCCCCCATCATATCGTTTTGGTTAAATACAAAAAACTTACATACTCGGCAAGTCATTTAATTCCTTGTGCATAGTTAATGATACGCTCTGAATCATAATAGTTATCGCACATATCGGCAGCAACGTGCAGAACCGCTTTAATAACAGACAACAAATCTTCAGGTTTAAAGCTAATGAGTTGTTGTTCTTCATCTACGCCAACTGGTTGCCAGCTTAACTTGGAACTTTCGGTAATAAGACTTTTAATTTGGTTCTGCATGGTGTTCTCCTTTAGAACGGAACGTCATCATCTATAAACGGATCAGCTTTTGGCATCTCGTCTGACCCTGCTGGTTTAAACCCTTGTGGGGCTTTTTCTTTGCCGATTGATACGCTAAGAAACTTTGATCCTTTAGCAGAAGTCTTAGTCCAGGCAGACAAGTAATGCTCTTTGCCGTTGACCATAATTGTTCCAGTAAAGTCAGGATGGTTATCTGAAGCCTTACGCTCGTTCTTGAAAAGACTTCCTGATCCTTCTTTTGGTGTATATGTCATGCTATTTCCCCTTATAAAATATCTTCTGCTACAGATTTCATTGATGAACTTGATTTAACTTGTTTTGGCATAGATGCTGCGTTTGCATCATCATCAGCTTGGACAACTCCAATAAAAGCAGCAAGCGCATATCTACGCATATAGGTCAATGCAGAGCCAGCACCTTGTGGGTCTGGTTTCATAACAGGCACAGACATTTCTTGCTCAATCCATTCGCCTGATATGTGGCAAAGTTTTGTTATAAGCCACATCCGCCCTTCAAAGTAATTGCCAGGCATCTGAATAACGCAGAGGCCGTTTTCAGCCAATAGACTGCGACAAGCATCCCACACAGACTCAAGATCAGCATACTTAGATTTGAAAAACGGATTTGATGAATCTTTTTTTGCATGGCTAAGTTTCCCCTGAACAATAGACAAGGCTTTTGCTAAATTAGCAATTGATTCAGATTGCATGATTTCCCCCAAAAACATTACCAAAATCTTCAAACACAGATTGCAATAGATTATTACGCTTGTTGTTTGGCTTTCCACAAGCTGCACGAATAACATCCACATCGTCTTGCGACAATTCTGTGCCGTATTCCATGTTGTCTAACGCTAATTCCAAGCGTTGCTCCATTTCGGTCATAACTTGATACAACTCATCCATTTAAATTCCCCTTAAATGACATAGCGAAGTTGCTATACCTCAGATTGTAAGCAATTTGATATGCTTGTCAATACCTTTGCAAAAATAAATAGTTATGGTGTAAGATTCTTGATATGAAGCTAAAAATCACAGATTCGGCAATAATTGATCTGCTTGGGGGTACTACAAAAGTAGCAAAATTGGTAGGAATTTCCCCTCATGCGGTATCAATGTGGCGAAAAAACAACATTCCAGCAGCACATTTTGCAGTATTAGGCGCAACTCTTGAGAAAGAGTCGCATGGTTTAATAACACGCAAGGATTTGTTTCCTAATTCCTGGCATTTAATTTGGCCTGAGTTGCAAAAATAAAAACTTGTTATATGATGTATCTGTTCTTAGTTGGGGATTCACTACCACCAGCGACTAAGACGTAAGTGCTACTGGGGGATAAAGGATGTAAAAGCACACAAATCGGTGGCGAAGATAGTGCCGATTCCTTGAACGACTGTCGGGTTCTGTGGCTCCAGATGGGCAGAATTGAAGGCGAACTTAGGTGGGCTAGGTTCGCTCACCAGAAGGGCATAGAGGGTTTTATATATACTTTAAGTGTTTTTGTATAATAACTAGGGGGAACTATGATTGAAGATATGGTAAGTGCTAAAGAGTTTGTTAATGCCGACACTCAAACACGGGAATCTATGCTAATTGATATGCTTAGAGTAGCCGACATGGAGATAAAATCTTTGCGTGAACAGCTTATGTTTGCTAGGCGTGAGCTAGAAGCCAACAAACAACTTATCCACGCACTTGGCCCTGCTGCGTTTAGTGGACAACACTAATGGAAATTTTAATCAAGAAAATTAAAGAAAATAAAGATGGGTCGGCCGAAGTCCATGTGCATTACGATAAAGAAGGATTACACTTTCTTGTGCAACAAGGAATGACCTGCACTTTGGTAGAAGCTATAATGATGGAACGTAACGGGGAGATGTTTCATGTTTCAAGCGTTTTGGACACTATATCCAAGAAAAGTAGCAAAAAGAACAGCGCAGTCAAGTTGGAATCGGTTAAGCGAGTTAGAGCAAAAAGAAGCTCTTGATGCTTTGCAAAATCATTTAAAGTATTGGAAGCTCAAAGAAACTTCAAAAGAGTTTATTCCTCATCCTGCTACTTGGTTAAATCAAGGTCGTTGGGAAGATGAAATTGATCTTACAGAAACTGTAGTAAAGAAACCGCAACTGCCGTGGTTCTCATCTGATGAATTGACTTTGGCTAAAGCAAGAGAATTAGGAATAACGCCTTATGCTGGAGAATCATTCTACCAATTACGACAACGAATTACGGCACAAATCAGCCGTCAGGCAGCTTTGTAAATGGCGGTATGAATGGGGATTAGCAAAGTTTAGACAATACATATCGAGCAAGAAACTACCTCAAGTATTATTGCTAGACTATGCTATACAGTATCAATTAGGAAACAGGGGGGAATACAAATGTTGGAAAAAACCATTATTGCAGCAACAGGGCTTGGATATTTGATGGTAGGCGTATTGCAATTACGCAAGGGGGCATTTCCTAACGCAATTATTTGGCTAGGTTATGCGTTTAGTCAAATTGGATTATGGTTGGCACTCAAATGAAAGAATATGATCCAAACGATGCAGTAGAGTTTATTTATAATAACGCTCCCAAGTATGCAAAAGCTAAAGGCCAATTAGCCGAGCTTGAAGCATATAAGCATAGTCTTAAAGCAATTAAGATGAAGCAATCTAGTGAACAATCATTAGGGGCGCAAGAGCGAGAGGCATATTCTAGTCTTGAATATCAAGAATTATGCAAGGGTATTGGAGCAGCCACCGAACAAGCAGAAGTATTAAAATGGCAGTTAGAAGCAGCCAAGATGAGATGGGAAACTTGGCGCACAGAACAAGCAAACAATAGACAAATAGAAAGAGTCACACGATGAACGATTATGCAGACATTATTCTTAAACTTAACTCTTTCATCAAAAACTATCACAATGCTGTTCTTAAAGGTAAATATTCAGACGCTTATGTAATCGCTTGTTCTATTACAGAATCAGCACAAAATTTAGAGGATTGGACTAGCGCAAAAAGTGTCCACTAAAGCCGAAAAAGCGCATTATGATCGCTTGGCGAGATTTGGCTGCATTCTATGCTACAAACAAGGCAATGAAGGGACTCCAGCAGAAATCCATCACATTAGACGAGCTGGTAAGCGAAGTAATGCCCCTGTTATCCCCTTATGCCCCTACCACCATAGAGGATCAAATACCAGTATTCACGGAATGGGTCGCAAACGCTTTGAGCGAGAGTACGCTATTACAGAAGAAGAACTGCTCGAATTGGTATTACAGAAAATTCGTTAGAGTTCCAAAGGATCAAAGCCAAGCTCCGCAATCTTAGATGCTCTGCGCCTAAATGTGGCATCGTGTTTAGTCCAGGCATCGGTAATTGTTCCGCTACGACTCATATGAATACATTCGTGGAGTAATGTAGAAATTACTGTTGTTAGCCATCCACATCGAGCATCAGAAATAGTAATGATGTGTTCGTAATCTCCACCATCGTCATATAAATATGTCCCCATAGTTTCAGGATCAGAATCAACCACAAATTTAATTTCTTCTGGCAAAGGCATATTCCATTTATTAAGTGGTTCACATAGCATCAATGCGCTATATAAATTTTTAAGGATGGCTGGTGTTAGTTTCATACTGAATGTATCTTACCCCGAAACTCAATCTCATCTTCCCCAAAAACCCTAACCATCTCTGGTTGAAGTAGCTTGCTACGCTCAAAAGTTAGCATTACAAATCCACTATTCCAATCTTTAGGCGTATCTTCTGTGTAATTAAATTGTGGGCCATTAGGATCGGCAAGAGTGCCTGTTTGAACGCCATAGCGGGTTCCGTTGTAATCATTGTAGGGTATGCTAGATAAAACGTGGGTATGCCCTGTAATCATGTTTACGCCTGAATTTACGGCATTATTGCGCCCGCCTGTCCATCCACCTTTCCAACGATGCTTAATGCAGGTATCTTCATTGATCCAAACAGACCAACAAGGTTGCCACAAAGGGAAATACTCTTTTAAACTTGTGCCAGGCACGCCCTCAAAAGCAGGAAGAAAGTTAACCACGTTGCTAGTAAAACGCATATCGTGATTCCCAAGCGGCCAGAATAGTTTTGCACCTTTACCTACCTTTTCAATTTGACCTAAATAATGTTGGCAAGCCTCAAGTTCTTCTTTGACAGAAGGCAACTTATCAAAGTCCATACGAGGATGCCTACTAATACCAGCACCATCAAAGGCATCGCCATTACAAATAATAGCAGTAGGCTTAAATTCTTTAATGCTTTCCAGCAAGGCTTTAAAAGCAGTAGTGGTAATATCAGGCCAAAAATGAGCATCGCTAAAAACAATAACACGACCTTTTTCAAGATTAAATCCCCTTCTTGTGTGTCCTTCAGTCTGATTGATCTTTTTAGAAATATCTATGCGTTGGTCATTAAAAGTAGGCAATTCAACGCCAAGCCTTGTTTCTATTGATCTTCTGCGGTTATATACAGACCTTACGTCATTTTTATGTATTTCTGCAAACTTTTGAGGGCTACCGATCTTTTTCCATTCGGCAATCCATTCTTCATCTGATAAGTGATAACCAGCCATTTGCGCCTCTTTTGGTGTAAAGTGTTTAGATACTAACCTTTTATTTATTACAATTCAATGACCTATGCTAGAAAAGTTGATGCTAATCATTCGCTTATCGTTAAGACGTTACGAGAGCTTGGCTGTTCTGTATTTGATACGTCAAGGGT